TAGTTTAGAAGAAATGATTAAAACTATTAACAAATGGTCTGTTGGCGTTGATGTATTTTGGTGTCAGGGGCCTTTATTTGACTATGCAATATTACAAAACATTTATAAACAATTAGGACATCCTGTTCCGTGGCAATATTGGCAAATTAGAGATTCAAGAACGTTGTTTAGTCTAGTACCACGAGATCTAAACGAGAAGAGAACAGGATTACATAACGCATTAGAAGATTGTTACTTTCAAGCAAAAAAGGTGCAAAAAGTTTACAAACAACTTGGAATAAAATGAAGTTATACAACATAAAAGACTTTTACTACTTCGAAGGTAAACGTTTAAGGCATAGTAAAACACCAACAACAAAATGGCTAAAACTAAAATGTGTTTACAAAATAAGAATAGGTAAAAATATTGTTCATGTGGGTAGATCTGACACTTGTAAAAAACATGGACCAGCAGAAAAGGTAAGAAAAGCAATAGTACAGTTATTAGGATTAGAGTCTTATAATCCTAGTGTTACTTCAACAAAATTATGGCGAGAAATTAGGTTGAAATACAGACCAAACTCTAGTAACATAAGTATAGAAGTAATAGAAACTAATGCCATCGCCAAAACATACGTACAAGAAAGCATATGAACCTATAGATTTTTATGAAGAATCTACATGGCTAGGCAACGATACTCCGATTTTTGAGAACAAATTTACAAGTGTATTCAAAGACAAATATCCTTGTGTTCCGGGGCATACACTTTTTATTCCAAAAAAAGACACTCCAGAATATATTGGCGAATCTTATAGATTAGCCTACTATTGTGGGAAAGAATGGATTAAAAAAGGAAAAATTAGAGGTTTTAATGCAGGTATGAATTTTGGAAAATGTGCAGGCCAAACAATAATGTGGCCACACGTACATTTTATACCAAGACATGAAGGTGACTCAGAAACAATAGGCGGTATGCGTCATGCTCATCCATCTGCTGATCATAACGAGCATTATTAATGGAAGACAATAGTCTAAACTCTAAGGAATGGCAATTATTATTAGTATTACAAGAGTTGCGAAATGAATTATCAGATAAAGAAAAAAACCAAAAGTTAATAGAATGGATAGACGAAAAAGTAAAAGATTTACAAAAAAGAAGCGGTTGGTAAGACAACATCGAGGTTCGTTTATAAGTCCAGATGGTGGCGAAACTGTTTACCAACAATTATCAAGCGGCGATCGCAAATTAATAAGTCAATCACAATTAGCCAAAGACACTGAACAAGAAATGTATGAAAATGAGATGATTGGTATTGATGCAATAAAATTAAGACGCAAGTTCCCAGCACTTCAGAAGGCCTGGGATCAATACAAAACGATATGGAAATTAGTAGCATATAATGATTAGACTATACTTTTGATGCATAACGTTTTTACCAGCAGTATACAAACGTCTATGTGCGTTTAAAGGGGTGATTAAATAGTATTATGACCAAGTTTGTAAGCATTATCGGAAACGGTGAAAGTAGACGTGGATTTGATATTACGCCATTAAAAGGTATTACCACAACGATTGGTTGTAATGCTATTTTTAGAGATCACAACTTAGATTATATTGTTGCTTGTGACAGACATATGTGCCAGGAGGCTGTAAACACAGTAGGAAAAAATACTACAATATACACACGTGAAAATTGGTACAAACAATTTGCTTATTGGCCTAATGTAAAGAAGGTACCTGACTTACCATACGAAGGAGACAAAAGACAAGACGAACCTTTTCATTGGGGGACAGGACAATTTGCGGCACTTGTAGGAATGGAATTTAAACCAAAAGCAATTTTTCTAATTGCAATGGATCTTTGGGGGATAGGTGATAAAAAAGGACCAAAAGGTGTCAATAACATGTATAAAGGATCTAAAGGATACACTTATATAAAAAGGCCTGTAGATCCACGATATTGGAGATATCAATTTGATAAACTTTTTGAATATTCCGATTGTAGATGGATAGTGGTAAATGAAGAAAATTGGAAAATGCCCGATGAATGGAAAAAACATAAACACGTTTTCCAAGAGACCTACGAAGGTCTCGCAAAGTGGATCAATAAACAATTGACAAAATCAAAATAAAGTTTATAATAGCATTATGTTTGAAAATATAAAAGATAAAGATCTTATCACTCTAAAATTGGCCTCTGGAGAAGAAGTTATATCAACATACAAAGGCGAAGCAGATTCATACATCAGTATTGAGAAAGCACTTGTACTAATGCAGGGACCACAGGGTCTAGCATTTGGAACATTTTTCTCTACCGCAAAACAAGATGTACCATTTAATATTGCCAAAAATAAAATTACATCTATTGCTCATGTAAACAACAAAATTAAAGGAGAATACGAAAAGGTTTTTAGTAATATTAAAATGCCAGAAAAACCTAGTATAATCACATAATGGCACACTTTGAAAGACATAGCAAAAGTATCAAATCGTTAGTTGATGTTACAGAAGCGATGCTTCATGCTATGGAAAAACACGGAGTAGATCCCGAAACTGTTGCAAACAGGCCTGAATTTTCTGTTTTGGTCCACTTCTTAAAATCTATAATAGATGGCGAGTTAAATATACCAAACGAACTTACTGATACAATAAGAAATAAGTCAGAAGAATTAGGCTTTGACATTAAAGATATAAACAAGAGGTTACACTAATGGTTGATGATATAGAAATAAAAGACAACGTTACAGAAGAATGTTTTACATCAACAAAAAGTTTTTGGAACTTTCCTTGTGCTCATAGACAATATAGACACGATGGCAATTGCCATTTAATTCACGGATACAGTCGAAGTTTCCATTTTTTATTTGGATGCAAAACTTTTACAAAGGAAGGATTCTGTGTTGACTATGGAGATTTAAAACAATTAAAAGCACATCTAGATCATATGTATGACCATACTTTAGTGCTTGACGAAGAAGATCCACATATGGATACTTTTAGAAAATTAGAACAAGCAGGAGTATGTCATATTAGGACTCATCCTATGGGACCTGGTATGGAAGGTACAGCACATTATCTTTGTGAGTGGGCAGACAGATTCTTACGTGAACGATCTCGTGGTCGTGCATGGGTTATTAGTGTAGAAGCAAGAGAGAATGATAAAAACAGTTCTATCTATACAAACCCAAATGCAGGATTCAAAGGATGGACAAACAAATAACATTATTTGAAAACATAGTTATTCAATTAAACAACAAACAATTACGTATAGAAATATACGATACTCCGTTAGGCAAAAGATTCTTAGAAGCATTAAAAGATAATTTAAGAAATAAAAGAATTTTAGAAAAAAACTTTTGTTGGTTAGGGTGGGCAGATAGTAAAAGAGATTTAAATCATTTAGTAGGAGAGTTAAACAAAAATGTGGCACAAATTAATTCGTTTAATTTTAATCCACCGTATAAAAAAATACATCCTTTTGTTGCAAGTGATTTTCAATATTCAAGTAATCTGCCAATTGGTTTAACTGGCTCGAGGCCTTCAATGGAAAAACCTGGATTACGTTTAAAACACGATTCTTGTAATTTACTACATAGATATTTCGAAGAACTACAAGGCACAGCATGGAAACTTTCAGAATATTATAAACAAGCAGACTACGAAACAAAGTATGCAATTAGACAATTGAATAATCTTTGTCATGAAATAGAAAGTTGGGTATTATCATACCGTAAAAATATACTTGATCCTGAATGGATGAGGCCTTCTCAAATTACAACTTTTCTAAATGCACCGAGATACGACTTACATGAAGAAGATTATGAGTTATTCAAACAAAATAGATATCGTAGAGAATTAGGCGGTGTTTATTTGCATTGGAGTCAAATTGGCAAAACACTATATGAAGTTTTCAGAGACGAAGACGCACCATTAATGGATGAAACAATTTGTTCTGCTATAAATCATCAGAAATATTACAGTGGTGAATTTGATATAGAATGGGGACAAACTATAGATGAAGATACTTTTGATTGGAAAAAAGAAGAAATGGACAATTATAGAACTTGGTTAACAAAAAATGGATATGATTGGGAAGATCCTAAACTCGCACTCGGCTATATTAAAATTGGACAAGTGAATATGAAACTAGGGTTCCAAAATAAACCTTTTCGCGAAGTTTACGATGTAATGAAAGAGAATTTAAATATAAAAAGTATACACACAATCGCTTCACAACATACAGAGTGTTATTATCCATACACTCTTGATAGTGATGATTGGAAAAAAATACAAATTGATAATTTGCGAGAAGGGTATTATGAATCACGTAGTATGCGTTAAATGGGGCAACAAATATATTTCTAAATATGCCAATGTTCTAAAAAATATGGTTAAAAGAAACTGTACTGTTGATTATCAGTTTCATTGTATAACAGATGATCCTAAAGGATTAGATTCAGATATTAATGTTATAAGATTTCCTAGTGATCCAGGAATTAAAACATGGTGGAGCAAATTGTGGATGTTTAGTACAGACTTTCCTTTAAAAGGCACCATATTATATTTTGATTTAGATGTAATAGTCTTTAATAATATTGATTTATTGTTTACACACAATCCAGGCAAATTTAATATCATAAGAGACTTTAACAGATGTAGAGTTAAAGATTGGAAACAATCAAATTCTAGTTGCATGCGGTGGAAGACAGGTACTATGAATTATTTGTGGGATGATTTTAAAAGTGATTCAGCAAAAATTATGCAACAAAATCATGGAGATCAAGATTGGATTATGAAAAGAGCAAAAAACGATATAAATTGGTTTCCTGATGAATGGCTTAGAAGTTACAAATGGGAAATGGTTGGATTTAAAGATACAAAACTTTTGACTAGTCATGGCAAAAGATACTTTAGAAAACCAGCAGATGTATATCCCGAGAACAAAGTAGCAGTATTTCACGGAGAACCAAAACCTTTTAACTGTGCTGACGATTGGGTAGTTAAAAATTGGATATAATATGTTTAAAAACATTCACAATTGGCCTTTGGAACATTGGCACATTGAACTTTGTTCAAAATGCAGTTTAAAATGTCCAAGATGTAGCAGACAAGAAGTACCTAAAGGACTAACAAATAGAGAACTAACTCTAGAATGGTTTCAACAAAACTTTGTAAAAGAGATTATTAATAAGGTTAAAAAGATATCTTTTTGTGGTGATGATGGTGATCCTATATATGCCAAAGATTTTTTAAAAATCTTAAAATGGTTAAGGCAAAAAAATAAAAAATTACAATTTGTTATAATAACAAATGGCTCTTATAAAACACAATCATGGTGGGAAGACCTAAGTCAAATCCTTGACGCTAGAGATCATATACATTTCTCCATCGATGGATGGAATCAAGAATCAAATAACATGTATAGAGTTAATTGTCATTGGGATTCAATAATGTGGGGTGTACATGCTTTGAGACATTGCCATGTATATAAAACTTGGGCGGCAATTGCCTTTAAATTTAATGAGAACAAATTATCTCAAATGGAAGGAATGGCACAACAATTAAATTTTGATCAGTTTCAACTTACATTAAGCACAAAATTTGGCAAAAATTATACTGGATATCCAAAAAATGATCCTTTGCAACCTAGTGACAAATATATTGCCACAGGTAGATTTACAAGGACATATAAAAAATTAACAAATAAAATTTGGCTTGATAGAACTTATGAAACATTCTTAGAAAGATATCAAAACGAACCTATCGAAAAGCAATCAATAATACCTTTATGTATGATTGGAAACAAAGGACTTTATATTAAGGCAGAAGGAAAATTTTATCCTTGTTGTTGGACAGGACTTAGATATGAACACAATAAAAATATATTTGATTACATTGATTTTAATAAAAAATTGGCTAATGTATTAGATAATCCGATGTGGAAAAAACTATTTGTTGATTTAGTGTTTAACAAAGGTCCACAGGAATGTTTTGAAAAATGTAGTGCTAAAAAATGGAGTGTAGATCATGCCACACAATGGTAAAAATTTTGGAAAAGTAGAAGTAATAGGTGATCGTATACCTGAGAGTTGTGGGTACCAAAAACGTTTCAAATACAATATTGATATGAATTCAAACGGCATAGGTGGAGAATGTATAGAGTGGTGTGAAGAAAATTGCCAATACAAATGGGGTTGGTGGTTCGAGGCTCCTGATAATCCTGAAGTATTTTATAATCATTGGGAAGGACAAAAGGCATGGATGAGTTTTGCCAATAGAAAAGAGGCTATGACGTTTTGGATTAGTGTAGGAATTCAAAACTACGGACAAAAGGATTGATAATTAATTGTATGAAATGGTTTGATATAACAGATCCAGCAAAAGCACAAATGGAAAGATTACTTGAAAAGAATCCAGGCAAGTATGCTGTAAGTTTACAAGTAATAGGTGGCGGTTGTGCAGGTTTCAAATATAAATGGGATTTTATTGCTAAAAAAGAAGATGTCAACAAGGACGACGAACTAGTTGATTGGGGAACAGGTCGTTTTTTAGTTGATGAAACTTCTATGATGTATATTACTGGAACAAAAATTGATTGGATAGAAGAAACATTTGGTTCTCAATTTGAGATTATAAATCCCAATGCACAAAGTGGTTGTGGTTGTGGAGAATCTTTTGGGGTGTAATGGACACAGCATTTGTAATAGGTAACGGTGAATCAAGAAACATATTTCCTATAGAAACATTAAAAGGCAAAGGTATAGTTTGGGGTTGTAATGCCATTTATCGAGATTATCCTGAATTATGTAATAATATTGTTAGTGTAAATGAAAACATGACCGACGAATTAAAAGAATGGCAGGCATCATCTGGAACAACTATAAAAATATACGGTATGGAAGATACTATAAATTGGGATTGGATTATTTTTGGAGATAAAGAAAACGATATTCCTGAAGGTTTAAAACTTTATAGAATATGGCGAGGTGGTACAACAAGAAACGGCGGCAGAATTAGAACACTAGATTTTAGTTTGGCCAAAGGATCTGGTACTTCAGCAGTAGTTTTAGCCGCTGAATCAGGTATTAAAAATATTATAATAATGGCTTTTGATATTTTAGGTTCAAGACAATGGGAGTATGCGGCTAAAGATGGTAGTTCAAGTAGAGAACAAAATAATATATACAAAAATACAAAAAACTATCCCGGTAGATTAAGTATGAAAGCATATTTAAAGTTTGAATGGATGTATCATTTACGTCAAACTTTTAGACGTTACAAAAACACAAATTTTTATTTTATTAATAGACGTGAATACATCGAATACAATCATTTTATAAAATACTATTTTGATCAACCTAATATCAAAACAGGAACATATGCTGATCTACAACGTTGGGTAGATGGCGACAGAGATAAAATTCAATGGTGGAATCTATAACGATTGCATTGAACTTGCATCTAACTGATATATTTTTCTCATTTTAACACCTACTTTTTGAGCATATTTTTTAGAATCACAATAAGAACAAACGTGTTTATAGTCGTTACTTGCTCTTTCTGGATCTACTTGTGCTCTAGGTCTTAAAAATGTTACTCCACATGAATCGCACTTAAAATAATATATGGTATTTTTACGGTGAAAGGTGTGGTATACGCCTAATTTGCTTTGGCGTTCATGCAATCGCATCGTTTTTAGAGTCTCGATGAACATCAAAAGTATTTAATAAATACACATAAACATAATATGGCACGATTAAACATAGACACAGGAATAGATGGAAATCCATCAACAGGCGATACTTTACGTACCGCTATGACAAAAATCAATACAAATTTTGAAGAACTTTACACTACAACTGTCGCTGATGGCGTTTTAACTACAACAACTACAAATGGTGATGTAAGAATTCAAGCAAATGGAACAGGTATTGTAGAAATAGATCAATTACAAATAACTGATGCCGCAATAACGCCATTAATAACAAATGGCGATCTTACACTTACAGCAAACGGTACTGGTGATATTGTGCTAGGTGCTGTTACTATATCTGATAATAGAATTTCTGCAAATGCTTCAAATGATGATTTAGAAATACGTGCAAGTGGTACTGGTTCTATTTTATTAGAAGCGATCACAATCTCAGATAATTTAATTACAACATCGGTTTCAAACGCAAATTTACAACTTGACGCATTAGGAACAGGTGCAATTGAAATGATACCTGCTATTATTCGAATGGCAAATTTACCCACCAGTGATCCTAGTTCCGCAGGTCAATTATGGAACAGTTCAGGTGATCTTAGAGTAAGTGCTGGTTAATAACCGTTAAACACATATCCTTAAATTCACTAAATATCAGTAGATATGGCTCAAAGTTTAATTAATGTAGGTAATAATGCTGATGACGGTACAGGTGATACTATCAGAGAGTCAGGTCTTAAGATTAATGAAATGTTCGATGAACTATATCTTAGACCTTCAATGCTTTCTGACATCACAATAGATGGAAATAATATTTCCACAGGTTCGTCAAATGCTGATATAGACCTAAATCCTTCAGGAACTGGTGGTATTGTATTTCCAAAAGTTATATTTGATGATAACAATATTAAAACTACAGGAAATGATAATTTAGGATTTATACCTAGCGGAACAGGATCTGTAATTTTTGGTGGTTTAGGTTTTGTTGGCACTTCTATAAGTGCAAAGGATTCTTCACTTATTAATATTAACGAAGCATTAAGAGTCGACAGTAACGTGAGCACCACTGGTACTTTTGCCCCAACAGGTGTAATAACAACTTCAAGTTTAACTGTAGATTCAAATATTAATATTACAGACAATGAAATAAAAGCAACAACATCAAATTCAGATTTAGTTTTAACTGCGGCGGGAACAGGTAGTATTCATTTAGGTGCAGTAAACATTTCTGGTACAACAATAACTTCAGATGATTCGTCATCTATTAATATTAATGAAGGTTTAGTAATTGACGGAACTGCTACAATAGAAAACGCAGTAACATTTGATTCAACTTTAGAAGTTAGTAGTAACGTTACTGTTACTGGAAATTTAATTGTATCAGGAATTTCATCTATTCCAGGAACTTTTTCAATTGATAACTTAACTTTTAATGATAACATTATAGGTTCTTCATCAAATGCAGATATTAATTTAACATCAGGTGGACTAGGAACAGTTAATGTTTCAAATCTTCAAATAGATTCTAATCTTAATTTTGTTGACAATAATATTACATTGTCAAGTTCAAATTCAGACTTAATATTATCAGCATCAGGAACTGGTTCTGTAAGCATATCAAAAATAGATATAAACGAAGGAACAATCGATGCTACAATTGGAGCAGGTACTAGTGCCGCTGGTACATTTTCATCATTAACTTTTAATCCAACTGCAGGCGGTACTCTATCAACAACAGGTATAACAGTCACAGACAACATAGTAACAGCAAGTGCTTCAAATGATAATTTAGAATTACTAGCAAACGGTAGTGGAAATGTTTGTATAAATGGATTCAAACTTCCAAATGCAGACGGTGGAACAGGACAATTTTTAAAGACGGACGGTAATGAAACAGTATCATTTGCTACTGTATCAGTTGCATTTGGAGAATCTGCTATAATCGACACTGAAGTTGAATTAGCATTCAGAACTAATACAGAAATTGATCATGCAACTTCTTATGGAGGACATGATTTATTAATTTCTGCGGCGGGAACAGCAGATACATGGGCAACAACAAAATATGATAGTGCATGGTATTATGCTTTACATAGAGATGACGACAGTGACGAATTTGAAGTTGCAAAACATTCCATTGTTCATAATCATGCCGATGCATTTTTAAACTCTTCTGTTTTAATCAAAACAGGAACAAACAATCATATTGCAGTAGACGCTGATATATCATCTGGAAATGTAAGATTAAGAGCATCTGGGTTGTCATCAGCAAATTCAATGTCCTATTATAGAATAGGTTTGGGTGATAGCGACTCATCTGGTTATGGAGGAGAAGACGAAGCGGCACTAGTTATTGATTCAAGTATTGGCCACAGAACTAATACAGAAATTGATCATGCAACTTCTTATGGAGGACATGATTTATTAATTTCTGCGGCAGGAACAGCAGATATGTGGGCAACAACAAAATATGATAGTGCATGGTATTATGCTTTACATAGAGATGACGACAGTGACGAATTTGAAGTTGCAAAACATTCTCTTGCTCATAACCATGCCGGTGCATTTCTAAACTCTTCTATATTAATTAAAACAGGAACAAACAATCATATTGCAATAGACGGTGATATATCAGATGGAAATGTAAGATTAAGAGCATCTGGATTATCATCAGCAAATTCAATGTCTTATTATAGAATAGGTTTGGGAGACGATGATTCATCTGGTTATGGAGGAGAAGACGAAGCGTCACAAGTTATTAATTCAGGTATTGGCCATAATGTCGAAACTATAATTGATCCTATTATATCAACTAAAAGATGTAATCACATGACATCAGCAACAAGTTCTTTAGATGAATTTGTAACATCAAAATATGATAGTGCATTTTATCTTGCTATAAGCAGAGACGACGATAGTGACGAATTTGAAGTTGCAAAACATTCATTGGCGCATAATAATTCAACTGCTATGGTATCTTCTTATGCTCTTACAAAAACTGGTACTAATAATCATATTGTTACAAGTGCAGATGTTGATAGTAGTACTGTTAGATTATTAGGAAGTCCTAGTTCTTCAAATGCTTCTGCATCATGGTACAGAATAGGTTTAGGAGACGATGATTCAACCGGTTATTCAGGTGAGCAAGAAGCAGGTATAGTTATTAATACAGATTTAGATTCTGCAGAGGAAAATTTAGATACTTGGGCAAAAGCAGATTATAGAGGTGCAAAATATTATATTAGTGTTAACAACAATACAAAATCAGAAGTGCAAAATTTAGAATGTGTTATAGTTCACGATGGTTCGGCCGCATACATAACATCTTATGGTTCAGTCAACACAGGTAATAATGATTTAATAAATGTTACTGCTGACATAAATGGATCAAACGTTAGACTAAGAGCAACTGGAAATGAACCAAACTTAAGAGTTCATATGTATAGAATTTTATTAGCGGACGACGAAGCAGATAGAGTTAGCACCAATGTTAATGTAATTGGCGAAGTAACAGTTTCTAGTACTGCCACTGCAATAGACTCATTTAATAATGTTGGAGATGATGGAGCAACTGCGATAGATGGTGCACATTATATTGTTGTTGCATATAATTCAACAGAAGGAGCGGCATCAATTTGTGAAGCGGCGGTAGTTGCACAAGGAAACAATGCATTTATCACGCAATATGCACAAACAAGTACAAAGTCTACTGGACAAATAACTTTAACTGCTGTACATGATGGCTCATCGACTGTTACTGTTAAAGCGGCATCTACATCAGGTGGTTCAACAACAGTAAATGCATACAGAGTTCAATTATCTAGACCAGCGAATGGAACTACAGAAACTTTTGACTCTTGGTCTACAAGTTCTTATAGAGGTGCAAAATATTTTATTTCTATAAATGACGAAACAAACCAAGAAATAAACAATGTAGAGGTTGTTATAGTACATGATGGATCAGACGCATACATGACAGAATATAACAATGTAATGACTTCATCTGACAAATTTATTACTTGGGCATCAGACATAAGTGGTGGTAATGTTAGATTACGTGCTACTGTTCTAGGAGGTATTAATAATGATTTAAAAATACATGCTTACAGAATCTTACTTGCAGATAACGAAGCAGACAGAACAGAAAGCAATAAGGTATCTGTTACTGGAGATACCACAGTAAGTTCTACTGCTACTGTAGTAGACACATTTGATTCTACAGATTATCAAGGTGCACATTATATTGTTGTAGCAAACAATTCATCAGAAGGTGCGGCATCTATATGTGAGGCGGCAGTAGTTACACAAGGCACAAATGCATATATTACACAATACGCTCAGACAAGTACAAAGTCTACTGGACAAATAACTTTAACTGCTGTACATGACGGATCTACAACAGTAAGTTTGAAGGCGTCATCTACATCAGGTGGTTCAACTAAAGTAAATGTTTATGGAATAAAATTAACTAGACCAGCAGGTGGAACTACAGAAACTTTTGACTCTTGGTCTACAAGTTCTTATAGAGGTGCAAAATATTTTATTTCTATAAATGACGAAACAAACCAAGAAGTAAACAATGTAGAGATTGTTATGGTACATGATGGATCAGACGCATACATGACTGAATATAACAATATATTCACTGGTTCAACTAAATTTATTACTTGGGCATCAGACATAAGTGGTGGTAATGTTAGATTACGTGCTACTGTTCCAGGAGGTGTTAATAATGATTTAAAAATACATGCTTACAGAATCTTACTTGCAGATAACGAAGCAGACAGAACAGAAAGCAATAAGATATCTGTTACTGGAGATACCACAGTTAGTTCTACTGCTACTATTGTAGATACATTTGACTCTACAGAATATCAAGGTGCACATTATATTGTTGTAGCATATAATTCATCAGAAGGAGCGGCATCTATATGTGAGGCGGCAGTAGTTACACAAGGCACAAATGCATATGTTACACAATACGCTCAGACAAGTACAAAGTCTACTGGACAAATAACTTTAACTGCTGTACATGATGGATCCTCAACAGTAGATTTAAAAGCGGCATCAACATCGGGTGGTTCAACTAAAGTAAATGTTTATGGAATAAAATTAACTAGAGGAGAAGGGTCTTCTACTGCTATTGCAACTCTTGATAGTAATGTTGCGGCTGATGTAAGATCTGCAAAATATCTAGTACAAACTGTAGACACTGAAGGGTCACGATACGAACTTATAGAAGCAAATGTCGTACACGACGGATCTAACGCATATATCAGTACGTACGGAAAAGTAAGTAACGTTTCTGATGCTATGACAACAATTACTGTTGATATTAGTGATGGGAATTTACGCCTTCGAGGGCAGATAAGTAATGTTAATACACACATGGTTAATGTAGTAAAAAGGGTAATAAACGTTTAAAAATGGCACAACGAACTCTAAATGTAGGA